GTCTTATTTCATAAATTTGTTTTATTACTTCATCAACTATATTTTTATCATACCTATCATAACTATTAAGAATATGAACTAAATTTTTAATTTTTTTTCTTTATTATATTTTTTACCACCATGAACACCATCACAAGTTCTTCCACAAACATCACAATATTCGGTTTCCATTGTATTAACATATAATTATTTCTTTATATGTTAATCTTAATGTTTAATTAGTAAACCTACTTTGGTGCAACATCAAATGATAGATTGCTCAATTCACTTAATCCATGATCAGTATCTAAATTGGTAACAACATTGTCGCCCTCAAACAATTCTCTGCGAATGTCGGCTGAGGTTACAGTAGATGATTGTGATAGCAATTGCATTTCTTGAGTATTCATGTCCTTAACACTAACAAGATTGCCTTCTTTATTTAATGCCTGTGTTAATTTGTTACCACTTTCTAATGCTTTCTTCTTATTGTCTTCAATTGCCTTATTTTTGGCTTCCTTCACACGCTTGTCAAAATCTTCTTTTGCCTTTTCTTCATTTTTCTTTTTTTCTGACATAAGTTGATTGAGTTCATCTTCAAGATATTCTACGCGTCCGGTCTTGTATGCTTCTGGGTGGAAAGGAATCCACAGTCCAACTGGTCCAACATAAACATCGTGATGAGGATCTAATTCTCTCAACATTTTGCATCTCAATTCTGCCTCCTGTTGAGTAGGAAAACATCCGCGAACTTTTAGCCCACGCGTACATGTTTTAAAATTACTTAATTCATTAAACACCTTTTCAAGGTCATCCTCGCGACGATCAAGAAAATTTTTATAATCATCTAACAAATTATTTTGAGTCAATGTTTCCTTTTCTTCTTTAACAAATGATTGCAAATCCTCCGTGACATTTTCAAAGTTAAGATTGTATTTATATGAAACAAAACTTAAAAACTGAGTAAATTTTTCCATGGATTTAGTAAAATCCCAACCTTTAATAAATTCTTCCATCAAAAAATGTTCACGTTGTTTAATAATGTGTTCGGGAGACACAAAAGAAACACAGCAAAACTTTTGCCCAGCAATGGGCTTGTCCTCGTCTAGCAAGTCAACGTATTTAGGGTTCTCTTCTCCATCTAAATTAAATTTATATTCAACTCCTTCTTGGCGATTATCTTTAGAATCATTTGACAGTTTAGAATTAGCCATTTATATTATTAAATATATATTGTTTAAGTTTTTTACGAATAATATATTTTTTTCTAATTAATTATTATAAAGATGTCTCTCTTAGATTTTTTAGATATTGGTGAACTCCTTAAAAGACTTATTAAATATTTAGTAGAAGGTTTAATGGTTGCGATTGCTGCATTTGCAATTCCTAAAAGAAATTTATCACTTGACGAAGTGGCTTTAATTGCTTTAACTGCTGCCGCTACATTTAGCATTCTTGACACTTATTTACCTAGCATGGCTGTTTCGGCACGTGGTGGTGCTGGATTCGGCATTGGTGCTAACTTAGTAGGCTTTCCTCGCTAAATTACACTGAACGAAAAGAAAATAAGATAACATAATTATTTTATAAATTTAATAATTATGTTTTATTTAATTTATTTACATACAACATAGATTTATTTTATTGAATCATTAACATAACTATGTAATTTAATTGGTACTGCGTGAGTCAATATTCTAGACAAATGTTCTGATATGTACATTTTCATGTCGCCTTGACAATCAAACCCTGTATAATCACAATTGGCAATATAATATACATAATACTCTTTGTCTTTACATTTTATTTTTCCAATAAATTCCCATGGTTCTTCATCATTTTTTCCTTTTTTATACCAATAAACATCAACAATGTCTTTTGGTAAATTTATAGAGTTAACATCTATATTTTCACTTTTTAAATTATCATCAAACATCATAACAGTAAAATTTTCTACACGATAATCATTTATTGCACAATTTATAAAACGAAAAGGATAATTAAACGCAACGTAAAATTCATTCATATTTATTTTCATATTTATACGTATTGTTCATAACCTTTTATATAGTTTATCATTATATAAAAATAAATACAAATACAACAATCATATAAAACTAATCATTTTTATTATTTAATGATGAAATCGTATTATGGATGTTTGAATTATTATCATAATAATTGTAAAATAAAATCTATTACAACACAACATATCAAAAAAGAGCATCAAACTGACAGAAGTAGTGGTCTGGAATGGCGCGGATTCAAAAAAAATAAATGGTTGCCTAATATTTTATATAGTTGCATTATTAAATGTGTAGCATATCCATTAAACAATCATAAAAAATATTTTAAAAATTAATTAATATTTATTTTATTATGTAAATAATAATAAAATAAAAAATTCAATTTATATAATGAGTTGGAAATTAAAAAATAGTAAAGTTTTAGATGAATTATATCTCTCTGAGTTAGAAAAATATAACCCTGAATTAATACATCGTTCAGATGACATTATAGAGGGATTAAAAAAATTAAATAAAGAAATGCCTAATCAAAAAATAATAATTTTGCGTTCAAATAAATCAAATAAAGGATTTGTGTGTTTTAACGAAAATGATTGTGGTTTAGAAGAACAATTTGAAAAAATAATTAAAAATTATAAAACTAAACATGAAAATGTTCACAATGTTTTACGTGATTATAAACATTAAATTGTTGGAATGAATTCCCAATCTAATTCTTCACATATTTTTTTCCATATTTCATCTTGTTCAATCATTTTCTCTCTATCTTTAAGAAGAGCAAAGTACGGCAAAAATTCATTTTGACCTAGAAGTTCACATAATTTATAAACAGTATAGTAATAGTTTAAGAAATTTACGCGATCATCTGGGCAATATTTTGCATAAGGACCTTGAATATCTATAAATAGATTACACAATGTCTCTTCTAAATCAGGAGCCATGATAGGAGGTTTAATTCCTAGTTTGTCTTTTATAAATGGAATATGCTCATAATATTTATTGTATCCGAGTTTTTTAAGAATTTCCTTCATTTTTTTATTAGTAATTTGTTTTAATGTAATTCTTTCTTTCTTTATTTGCTGTTTAATGTCTTCAATGACATCTTCGTGTATTTGTGTTGTTTCTTTTGCCTGAAATTGGGCCAAAATTTCTCTAAAATGATTTATGCGCTTGTAAGCATAAAAACAAACTTCCTTTGGAGGCTCTTTGTATGACGGTTTTTCATTTTCAACTAAGTATTTTGTATTTTTTCCACAATTTTTACACACTAATATGCCCTCATGTTCAACTGGTATCAATTCGCCATTATGACAATATTGACAAATGTCTTTTTGAGTAATATAATTATTTATATCAAAAAAACTTTCATCAATATTATTTAGAAATTTCTGAACATTATTTGTTATAATTTTATCAGTTTGGTCATCTTCAAAATTAGGTTTTATATTAAAAAAACAATCTAATTTCTTTGTTTTATTTTTCCCATCTGCTATTTGTTTTTTATTTTCAAAATAATCAAAAATATATTTGGAATTGTCCAAATGATATTTTTTCTTCTTATTTTTAGTTTCTTTAATTTTAATTTTAATAGAATTTATTTGGTCTTTAATGTCCAATATTTCATCTATATTTAATTCTTCATTTTTTAATAATTTTAGAGATAATCTTTTTTTTTCATTCATTAATTTAGGAATTACAACATTTTCATCATGCTCAAATTTGTATATCATTTCGGTATGCTTGCTATCTAATGTTACAATGCTATTGTGATTTACCATAATTTTTTTATTGTTTTTTGGTTTAAAAATTGGCATAATTTAATAATTAATTAACCAATGTTATATTTAATTTAGTATTTAACTTAATGATATATATTTTTATTTAAGGTAGAAATAACTATAAACTTTCTCATAACAACGTAATGGACATCCATATAAACACTGGGGAAAATATACAAATTAACTACCTAACACTGCAGAAGATGGCATTTTTATTCAATGCTTTAGAAGATGGATGGCAAATAAGAAAAAACGAAGAAAAGTACATATTTACGAAAAAACATGAAGGCAAAAAAGAAGTTTTTTTAGACAGTTATCTTAAACGATTCATAGAGGAAAACTTTGACATTAATAAAATAATTAATTAAAACAAATAAATAATTTTGAATTAAATTAAATTTCAAAATTTTTTTTTCTTTAGCAATATTATAAAATGGGAGGTGGATTAATGCAACTCGTCGCTTATGGTGCCCAAGATGTATATCTTACGGGTAACCCTCAAATTACTTTCTGGAAAGTAACTTATCGTCGCTACACTAACTTTGCCATGGAATCTATTGAACAAACTTTCAATGGACAGGCTGATTTCGGTCGCCGTGTAACGTGTACCATCAGTCGTAATGGTGATTTAGCTTACCGCACATATTTACAGGTTACTTTGCCTGAAATTAATCAGGCTATGGCTAACTCGAGCAATGCCACCGGTGCAAGTGCCAGTGGCGTTTATGCCCGTTGGTTAGATTTCCCTGGTGAGCAATTGATTTCTCAGGTTGAGGTTGAAATTGGTGGTCAACGCATTGATCGCCAATATGGTGACTGGATGCACATCTGGAACCAACTTACCCTTACATCTGAACAACAACGTGGATACTACAAGATGATTGGTAACACTGTTCAGTTGACTTTCATTACCGACCCGTCTTTCAGTGCCGTTGATGGACCCTGTGACAGCCAAGCCCCTCGTCAAGTGTGTGCTCCCCGTAATGCTCTTCCGGAAACCACGTTATACGTTCCTTTACAATTCTGGTATTGCCGCAACCCCGGTCTTGCTCTTCCCTTAATTGCCCTTCAATACCACGAAGTCAAGATTAATCTTGATATTCGCCCCATTGATGAGTGTTTATGGGCGGTTTCATCACTTAACTGCACTGGTTCTAGCACCAACATGAAAGTAACTCAGGCTTACAACCAGTCGCTTGTTGCTGCCTCGCTATATGTTGACTACGTGTTCCTTGACACTGATGAACGTCGTCGTATGGCACAGAACCCCCATGAGTACTTGATTGAACAACTCCAGTTCACTGGTGATGAATCTGTCGGTTCATCTTCCAACAAGATTAAACTCAACTTTAACCACCCCTGTAAGGAACTCATCTGGGTTGTCCAGCCTGATCAGAATGTTGATTACTGCTCATCTCTTGACTGCAACCAGTTGCTATACCGCACTCTTGGTGCTCAGCCGTTTAACTACACTGACGCGGTTGATGCTCTTCCTAATGCTATCCATGCTTTCGGTGGACCCGATGGTGTTGCTGCTGGAGGCTATGAGGGAGTAAACACCTCGTTTGTTGATGGTTCTGGATTATTCCACGATGCTGGAGGTGTTGATGTTACCGGCAGTAGTGATTGGTGGAATAATAGTGGCGCCAACAGTAGCGGCAATTACGGTCAACCCAATCTTGGATTTCAGGCTGATGGTCCTAGTGGTTTCCATAATGCGGGCATTCTCAACTCTGGTGTATCTGATGCTGGTACATTTGTCCTTGCTGAGACTTCTCTTGATATGCATTGTTGGGGTGAAAACCCGGTTGTCACTGCTAAGCTCCAACTCAATGGTCAGGATCGTTTCTCTGAGCGCGAGGGAACTTACTTTGACCTTGTACAGCCTTATCAGCACCATACCCGTAACCCCGACACTGGTATTAATGTGTACTCATTCGCCCTTCGCCCTGAGGAACACCAACCCAGTGGCACGTGCAACTTCTCGCGAATTGATAACGCCACACTACAGTTGGTCTTGTCAAATGCGACGGTTGAGGGTACCAAGACTGCTAAGGTCCGCGTGTATGCGGTGAATTACAACGTGTTACGTATTATGAGTGGAATGGGAGGTCTCGCCTACTCAAATTAAAGACCATATGTCGTATGGTTTATATTTATATCTTTTAATAATTAAAAAATGCATTTTAATTATTAAATTAAAACAAGTAATGATTTAAAATAAATATCATGGTCATTGCATATGTGATCATAAAATGTTTGCTCCTGAATCTTCAGGCGCAAAAAAAGGGTGTCAATAGTATTGACGCCCTTTGTATAAATAATATAAACTATTTAAATAAAGGGTGTCATATATGCACATACAGATATTATTATTAAAGGAGATTATAGTAATCCTTTATTTAGAGCAAATGATATAGGGACTATATTAGAAATGTCTAATATTAGGGCAAATATCCAAAATTTTGATGAAACTGAAAAGGTAGTACATAATATGTACACCCTTGGTGATGACCAACAAGTAACTTTTTTAACCGAAAAGGGATTGTATAAAGTGTTATTCAAATCAAGAAAACCTATTGCTGAAAAATTCCAAAATTGGGTATGTGAAGTTATAAAAGAAATTAGATTAAATGGATTATATGATTTGCAAAAGGAAATAGAAAAAAAACACAGTGAATTACAACAATTAGAAGACACTAAAAATAAAGAAACCGAAGAAAAATTAAAAGAACAAAAATATTTGGAAAGAGAGAAAATTTTATTAAATCAATTTGCAACAATTGGTTCTATGATTTACATTATAAAAGTTAAAACATTGGAGCATGGGAAATACATTATTAAAATTGGTGAGAGTCGCAGAGGCATATCAAACCGTTATAATGAACATAAAACAAATTATCCAGAATGTCTTCTATTGGATTGTTTTTCAGTCCAAAATAGCAAAGATTTTGAAAATTTTATTCACAATCACGAAACTATTAGATTAAATAAGGTCACAGATTTGGAAGGACATGAAACAGAATTGGAATTATTTTTAATTGGCAAAAATCTCTCTTATAAAACCCTTTTAGATGTCATTAATAATAACATTAAATATTTTAACAATAATACAAATAAATTAGAACTTGAAAACGAACAATTAAAAATGTTGATTGAAATGAATAAAACAAACAATGACAATGTATTAATACAAGAATTAATTAAAAGCGTAAAACAATTAACATCTAGAATTGACAATCTTGAACAAACCAACAAAATATTTGTAGAAAAAATAAACTCAACTCAAACCAAAGTATCTACTGGATTTAATGAACCTCTTGTTACATTAGGACCAAGACTTCAAAAAATTCATCCTGAAACTTTAGAACTTGTAAAAGTTTATGAAAGTGTAACAGAAGTTATGAAGGAAAATAGTGATATAAAACGTAGTAGCATTAATAAAGCAGTATTGGAAAATACCATTTATAGAGGGTTTAGATGGTTATTGGTGGATAGAGAGTTAGACCCTAATGTGATTCATGCTATTAGTCCAACTAAACAAACGAAAACACAAAATTTAGGTTATATTGCTAAGTTAAACAGTGATAAAACTGAAATATTGAATGTCTATATAGATAGAAAAACAGCAGCACAACTGAACAATTATGAAAGTGTTTCTGCATTAGATAATCCAGTTAAAAATTTAACAATCACAAGAGGAAATTATTATGTGTTATATGATAATTGCGATGAAGAATTAAAAGAAGATTTTGAAAGCAAACATGGAACTCCGCAACTATATAAAATTGGAGTAGGACAATATGATTTAAATAATACTTTGATTCGTGAATTTACTTGTAAACAAGATTGTATTAAAAGTTTATATATGAGTGATAAAACATTAAAAAAATCATTAGATACAAACAAACCGTATAATGGACATTATTTCAGAGAAATGCCAATGAAAATAAAATGCGTCTAGACAATGCTATTATAAAATTAATCCAACTTGTAGTAATATGATAATATAATTAAAATATAATTATATTATAAATGTCTTTAATTGAACCAAATACATTATCATTTAATGATGTTAAGAGAGAATATGGAGAGCGTCTTAATGGATTTATTGAGTTTGTAAATTTGAATCTAGACTATCAAGTAGAATCAACTATTGCCAGAACACGTCAAGAAAATTCAGTGGAGGTGAGAGACCAAATCAGACGCGAACTTTTAAATAATAACAGAGCAAACCAATTTTCAAAAGGTTTTGAAAGATTAAAAACTTGGCTAGATTTAGCATATAGAGATCCGTCGGTATTTATAGATTCAAAGGGCAATAAATATCCAATAAATGCGTTTAATGGTTTGTCTCATGAACAAAAAATATATTGTTTATCAGGGTTAATCATAATTTTTCAGGTTTTTGGAGATGGCAATCATAGAACTGCTTATGAATATTTTAGAAGAATGGTTGGTAGGGAATTGACTGATGGTGAAAAATCTAGGCTTTTAGAAGCACATTCAGAATACAAATGGGACTATCTTTCATATAGATATAACGATCCTATTAAAATATTAGGAGGTATGATAAATAAATTATCAAATAATTCAAATACTAATTTAATGAGAGGCGGTTTATTTAAAAAACGTAAATTTTACAAAACAAAAAGGGTTTACAATAAATCAAAAAAAACAAAAAAACATAAAAAATATAAAAAACTACATAAATCATTACGTGTAAAACAATCTAGAACATTAAAATATAAGAGATAAACGATACACGACATGGATGCAAAATTTGTTTCAGATGTAATCACATTTAATCGCAATATATTCTTCATTATTTTTCACTAATTTAAATGGTTTTCCACAACCTATTATTAATCCGTTTATAGTTAATCTATCGCAATCTGCTTTAGGTAAATGAGGGTCCATTTGTTGCATGGTTGTTTTCATAACGCCGTGTCTAAATATAGCACAATTTATTTCATTCTTATAAATTAAAATTAAATTATTACAATGTGGACAATGAACACATAGTTCCATTTATATAATAAATAACAATTTAATTTTAATTTGTATTGTCAATTTTAAAGTTTTATTTTTTATTTTAGATAAATTATTATATAAATAATAAGTTATACAATTATACATAAATGATAATCTCATATGGAACGAAAGAAACTAATATAGATGTGACAATGAAATGTTTGATGAGTTTAAATAATAATAATATAATTTCTATTCCTTCCGGAGATCATAATAGAGCATTTTATTTTACAGACCCTTTATTTGGAATTAAAAAATTTATATATATATTAAATGGCGAAGAGTTAAATGAATATAATGATGAATGTTCTATTGAAATAAATACAATAGATAATACAATAATTACCACAATTAATATTAATTTAAAACTCCAAAACCTTCATTCTAAATTAAAATTGAACTATGGTACTTTTAATGATGAACTACCTGAACAAAAAATGTCAGTTAGATATTTAACCGGTAAAGAAAAAGTGTTGGAAATAGGTGGAAATATAGGAAGAAATTCATTAATTATCGCTTCTATTTTAGAGAGAAATAATTTTGTCACATTGGAATCTGACCCAGTCATAGCAAAACAATTAGAAGAAAATAGAGACATAAATAATTTAAATTTCCATGTAGAAAGTAGTGCATTATCAAACAGACAATTAATTCAAAGAGGATGGGATACCTTTCCAAGTGATACTTTAATTGCGGGATATAATTTGGTTAATACTATTACATTGATTGATTTAAAGCGAAAATATAATATTATTTTTGATACATTGGTATTGGATTGTGAAGGGGCATTTTATTATATTTTAATGGATATGCCAGAAATACTAGATGGTATTAATTTAATAATTATGGAAAATGATTATCATGATATATCAAATAAAAATTATATTGATGAAATATTAACAAATAATAATTTTTATAGAGATTATGTAGAGAGTGGAGGATGGGGTCCTTGCTATAATAATTTTTTTGAAGTGTGGAAAAAATAAATTATTAAATTATTAAATTAATAGATGTATTTTTAGATTAATTTTAGGATAATTTAAATCATAACAATAAGTATTCATATAAATTCTTATTATTATTATTATTTTATTCGTTGGGTATTATATGAGAGGAGGTGCTATTTTTCATATACAAAATGCTAGAGTAACTATAGATAACGCGGTATTACTACCAGCAAGTTCAATTGGAGGTTTTTTAGTTAGAATTACAATTCAGGCATCAGATAATATAATATCGGTTTATCCAGGAACAAATCAAATGGTTTTGCCTACAACTGAATTATTACTTAAACTAGTTCAAATTGGTAATGTTAAAGGCGTTGCAAATAATAAAGAGGTAACTACTTTATCAGAGTTTAACAATGAAGTAACAATTCAAAATCAAATATATCAAAATTCCATGGATTTATGGAATGAACCAATATGTCCAGCAATTGTTTTATCAGGAAAGATTCGTCACACACGCGCTACTACTGAACCTGCGCATTCAGATATATACGACACAATGCGAAGCAACCATATATTACGTAATATTGCTGACACTATTTTTACAAATGCGAATGTGAATGAAATAGGATTTATTTTTATGGAATTGTTAAATGGAGCAACTAATATAAGTAATGCTTTTATTGGGTGGAGTCAGACAAACCCTGTGCTAGACATTACTGATAATAGAAGAATAATACTTGAAAATTATGCATATCAATTGAATAGGCTTTATTTGTTAGGTTATGTTCACGGAGATACACATCTAGAAAATGGAATGTATGTAAACAACTATGATTATTTAGAAGGTCATCGTGTTTATTTAATTGATTTTGGTAGAACACGAATTGCAAATGATCCAATACAAGGTGAGTTACCAATAATTACATCAGATACTTATTGGTCTTATCGCCAGATATATGAATTTTATAATACACAAATTGGAACGACACGTCAACAAATAAACGACTGGAATAATAGAAAATTAATACTTATTACTGATTCTAGGAAACGATTTCTAACAAAACTATATACGCGAGACACTCAAGGACGTAGTGTTTTATCCAAACTTAAACAACTTAATATTGTTGATTTAAGACCAACAATAGATCTTAATAATATTTTTATACACAATAATATACCACCGCATTCAGTTACATCTTCAGTTACTGAGATAAATATGAATTTAACTAATTTATGTTGTACACAATTTGAAGGTCATTACCTAGGAATAAATAGAAATTATTTATCTTATAGAACAGATTCAATGGAACTTATTAAACAAAATAGATATTATTCGTATTGTGATGAAGAATTTTTTAATTATACATCAACAAATGGTATATTTTTATGGGTTATTGGATTGGGTGCTGGAAGTATATCACCTAAATTATTTATTGTATATGTTGAAAGTTGTTTTGAATTTGGAACTAAACACATAACAATATTACAAAAGTATGGAATTTCGTCTATTTATGCTGCGGGGGAAATGATTAAAATTAATAATAATTTAACATTTAATATGTTATCGGGTAGTTATATGATAGCACCTTATATAAATAGAATTGTATCACTTGATAAAATACAAAATTTACGAAATGTTTTACTTACATTTGTAGATTACAAACTTAATAGAACTACGCCCATGCGATATAACTTATATCTTTCTGCAGACTTTGCGGCTGACTTGAGGCATCAAGAGCCATTTTTAAATGCTAGATATTGTTGTGACGCTGAGTATACTAAACACCAATTTAACTATGCAACATACATAAATAATTTATTTAGAAATCGTGGCATGCCAGAGGTATTTACCTTTTGTCCTACCAAAGAGTGTGATAATTGTAGACGACCACGAGTTGGAGGAAAAAAAACGTATACGCTTAGAAGTAACCATATCCAAAATATAGAGAATGATATTACATTTGATAAAAATATAAAAAATGATATTACATTTGATAAAACTATAAAAAATGATATTAAAATTAATCAAAATATAGAAAATGATATTAAAATTGGAATGAATCAGTTAATGACTGTTAATAATTTGTATATGTTTGACAATGGCATGGAATTATTAAAAAATGCACTCTCAGAATCAGATAAATATTTTGAAGATAATATAATATTATTAAATGAGTATACCAGAATTAAATGTATGAATTCATATAATATATATTTAAATGTAGTCAACAATTCCCCAATAAATGAAATTAGTGGAAAATTTATAGAATCTTCTGTTATAACACCTGAATTGTCTAAAACAGCATCTAGACAATTAGAATTAATAACTGCACATGGAGACTACGTAAGTAAAAAACCTAAAACTAAAAGTAAAACTAAATCTAAAAGTAAAACTAAAAGTAAACCTAAATCTAAAAGTAAAACTAAAACAAAAAGTAAAAAAAAAACTAAAACTAAAACTAAAAGTAAAACTAAAAGTAAAAGTAAAACTAAAACTAAAACTAAAAGACAGATGACCCTCAAAAATATTTTTAAATTTCTCTAATAAAATCAGAGCGACACAAAGGACAACTTATATTATTTCCTCTCCTTGAATTCCAATGAGTAAAACAATCTATGCATAATAGATGTTCGCAGTTAAAATATTTATTCATTCTAGCACTGGATTTGCTATCTAAGCATACAGGGCAATCACGAGTTTCAATTATTTGAGACTGTTCTGTAAGCATTGGCGATAAAATGTCAGCATATTCTATCATAGGGCGAACATAAAATGATGGAGTTTTTGACAGGTATTCATGTGCTAGAATTTCATTTAAATTATGTTGGGAGCGATTTATAGATGTATTAATTTCATCCCCTGCTTCGTATCTTAAACTAATCGGAATAATTTCAAAATGTTCCAATCCAAAATCTTCACTAACTAATTGTCTTAAATGACTGAGCATAATAGATAAAGGTGTATTTTTTTCAATCGCGTAATGATGTTTAACCGTTCCATCTACTAGTTTAAACGGAACATTTAATACATAATTATAATAATTTATGTTTCTTATGCGTCGTTCATTTAATAATGTCATATTAAATATGGTTCTACCGGTTCTTAA